TGCAACAAATGGTTTACAAAACCATTGCTCTACCTTTGAGCTACAGAGGCCAATTTTCCGGTAGAGATTCGAACTCCAATTAAAGGCACCAAAAACCTCTGTCCTACCATTGAACGACCGGAAATTACAATCTAATTATACCACATAAAATAGCCCGTAGGAGGATTGAACTCCTGGTCTCCTCAGTGAAAGTGAGGCATCTTAAACCACTCGACTAACGGGCCATATGTTTTGATTATACTAGATATATTTCTTAATGTCAATAAGTCCAGCATGTATTTCTACGTGGCAATTTGCACAAACTAAAAGACACTTATCAACTTCTGCTTTTAATTTTTCAATATCCAATGTACCAGAGTTAGCTACTGCAAATTCTTTTTCGTTTGGATCTTTGTGATGGAACTGCAAAGCTTGTTGGCAATTATTATAATTGCAAACTATACACTTCCCACCTTTATATTCAATTAAAGCAGTTTTTTTATTTCTTCTAGATGCAGAAACTCTACAAGATGAACAAACTCCTTTGGATTGACCATGACCACCTTGATAAGTTTTGCTGCAAATTCTACATTCATAAATTGGAGTACTAGCTGAAGCTGGATCGTGTATTTTTCTTGTATTATGTTGACCAAATGGTGAACATTCAAAACAATATTTTCTGTTATTTAAATTTCTTTTTTTCCCATCAATCCAAGCCAATCTTGGAACTTGTTTTTCGCAATTCAAACATTTTCTCATTTTCATTTTCCTAGTGGTTGTTATATTTTTGTTCAACCACTATGTTTATACTGAAAAAAAGAAAATATATTCCTTTAAAAAGAAAATCCCTACTTTATAAGTAGGGATCGAACTCCTCAGGTTGGGATCGAACCAACGACCTTTCGCTTAACAGGCGAATGCTGAACTACCACTGAGCTACTGAGGACCATCAAAACTATTATACCACTATTTTAGTCACAAGCAACTTTGAGAATAATAATTGTTGATACTACTGTAATAAGACCAAAAATTAAATTAACTATGTTAGCTTGTTTTTTCATTTTTGTTATCAGAATACCTATCAAAACGATTTGAGAGGATCATGAAAGTAGGAGCCCATAGTCCTACAAAGATACCAAATCTTTCTCCGTGTGCTTGTGCTTCTAATGATTTTCCACCAGTAAGATACCAAATTGCTATCGATGCAGCAATAGATAAAAAGCCTAGTACTAAACATACTAGACTTAATTGTTTGAATTGATTTGCGTTCATGTCTTTATATTACCACATAAATCAAAAATATAATATCAAGTTTTTTCTAACTTATTCTACTATAATTGTATAAACCTAGTATGCCTGAACCTAATTTTACTTGTAATACTTGTGGTAAAGAAGGATATAAAAAACCTTCACATCTTAAGAGAATCAGCACCTGTTATTGTAATCAAGATTGTTTTAAAAAAAGACCATTGAAATTTCAAACAGTTCAATGTTTAAATTGTTTTAAATTTTATGAAAAAAGAGTTTCCAATATTGCAAGAAGTCCAAATCATTTATGCAGTAGTGAATGTAAATATTCATATTTGAGTAAAAAAATAGAAGTTTCTTGTGAATATTGTAATAAAGTTTTTCATAAGGCTTTATATGATAGCAAGAGAACAAATGGTAATTTTTGTTCTAGACAATGTTCAGGAAAATCTAGACAGGAAAAGGTTTATACTAATTGTTCTCATTGTTCAAAAGATCTTGTTATCACTCCATATGGACAAAAAAGAGCATTAAATCATTTTTGCGACAAAAAATGCGCAGATAATTTTCAATCAAGGAAAGAAGAAATAGAGTGCACTTATTGTAAAAACCCTATTGAAAGAACTCCATATAGACAAAATAAAAGCGAAAATAATTTTTGTTCTCGTGAATGTAACAGCAATTATATTTTGTCATTAAGGCAAAAAGTAAATTGTTTAATTTGTAATAAAGAATTTACTAAAACTAAGACACAAGTTATCAAAAGACCAAGACATTGTTGTTCCAAAAAATGTGTCAAGATTTTAATTACACTTCATAAAGATTGGGGTTCTAAACGAAGTAAGCTAGAATTAGCAATAGAGGAACATTTAGGAAATATTTTTTCTAATATGCAGATTGACTACAATAGAACAGAAATTGGTTATGAGTTGGATATTTATATACCTCACTTAAAGTTAGCTTTTGAAATAAATGGTCCAACCCATTACAAATCTATTTATGGAGAAAAACATTTTTTACGAACACAAAGAATAGATAAAGACAAGTTCAAAGAGTGTCAAAAAAGAAATATTGAACTAATAATAATTGATGTTTCAGAAGATAAATATCTCAATCAAGCTAAAATTAATTTTAGGATCAATCAAGTTGTTAACTATATCAACGAACGTATTAATAACAAGAAAAAGATACATAAAGTGAAACAACTTATTATGGAGTTTTAGTTTCTCATCATCCTTTCTATAGCTAATTCTTTTTTAGTTTTTGGTTTATAATAAGTTTTTTTAGAAAAGTCTTGCATCATATGTATAGCGGCTGAGCATACTTGTTGTTGATTTTGGTATTTTCTTTCAAGTTCTTTTTGATCAACTGGTTCTGCTGGTTTAATTGCATACCCTATACTACCACTAACAATTACAAGCATAAAGTAAAAAAATATTTTTTCAAAATTAAGTTTCATAAGATCCCCCATCAAATAAAAAAGCCCTATTCAAAAAGAATAGGGCTTCAGTGCTCTACTAATATAATACAACAGAAATGTATTTAGTTCCTTATAAGAATGTTAAGAAACTTTAAACTCTTGTCCTGTGAGTGTTGTGTATCTTGCTATTGAGAGATCAAAATATTCTTTATCAAACTCACAACCTTTGAATATTCTTCCAGTATTTTCACAAGCAATCATAGTAGAAGCAGTACCGTTGAAGATATCTAGTACAACTTCTCCAGGATTTGTGTAAGCTTCAATAAATCTTTCTAATATACTGACAGGTTTTTGAGTTGGATGCCAGTTGCAGTATTCTTTGCTTGTAGTGTGATTATTCTTTTCCCATATACAAGTTGGAATAGTACCTTTTTCGTATTCTTCACCAGTTCTGATATTAATTTTCTGTTTACGTTCAGTTCTTACAATATCACCATTGAAAGTGAATGTTTTACCTTTAGAGTAGCACCAGATATATTCATGTTTTCTAGCGAAGTTGCTTTTACTTCTTCCTCCCCAGTTATATGACCAGATAATTTCATTTTGTGGGAAGAAGTTTGAGAGTTTATTTAGTACTTCTAATTTGTATCGAAGAAATGTGTCGTATTTGAGAGTACCAAATACACACATCATTTTATTATCTTTGAGTACACGAGCACATTCTTTGCTCCATTCATTGCACCAAAAAATATATTCATCATCACTATTCCATTGAGTATCCCATCCTTTACCAGCATCATATCCAATAAAGTAAGGAGGATCAGTTAGGATTAAGTCTACAGAATTATCATCTAGTGTTTTTAGATATTCCAAACAATCTTGATTTTTGTATTCGTGTTTCATTTGGAATATTCTACCATAGATTATTTGCTTGCAAGTTCTTCATTGCAAACTTTTATCAATCTTTTTATAGTTTCTTTTGGTAGTTGTTTGACAAGATCTTTCATTGATTTTTCTTCCCAATCTCCTACAATTTTATTTGCAAATGGAAGTTTATTTAGATTAACTTCAGGAATACCCGCTGTTCTTTTCAATAGGTTGGAAAGAATTGATGATGCATTAAACATTATTTTTCCTTTTTGGTATAATTTTGATACCATGTAATGTAATTATTATAAAGTTATAATGTGTTATATTATTATGAATGATATAATATGTTTTAAAAGGTTAAAAAAATGACTGAATGTTCATCAAACTGGAAGCATGTTTTTATTGTTGAGAGTGGATTGATAGATCCTCAACCAGGTTATTCTTGCTACAAGCCTGGACAATTGCTTTTTGACAATCATTTGAATGCTTTAAATTTTGTTCTTTCAAGTGAGTGGGAATTAAATAATCACACTGCATTAGATGTTCACAGAAAATTAACTAAAAATATAGATTTTTTTGAAGATCATAATCAAAGTGGAAAGTATAGAAATTGTGATGTTTGGATTGGTCATGATTTATGTCCAAATCATATAATTATTCCTGACTTAATGTATCAGTGGTTGAGTATTACAAACAAACTAATTGAGCTTAATTATCAGAATAAAGTTGATGGAATTATTGCTGCTTCATTTTCTCATCACATGTTTGAAGTTATCCATCCTTTTATAGATGGGAACGGAAGAACAGGAAGACTTTTGTTTAATAAAGTCTTGACCCAGTGTAATGAAGATCCTAGAATTGTTTATTTTAAAGATAGATCACTCTATTATGATGAAATCCAATACTTCCGAGAGAAGTATTGGATTTCTAATAACTTTGATATTGATTCTATTCTTTCAGATGCTCAATACTTAAGTGTCTCTGCTTGAAGAAGAT